GCAGGACGTTCGACGAGGTCAAACTCACGCACGGTCACGCGGCAATGGTGATCCTTCTCGTACACTTCACCGCAGCGTTGGCACACGCTCAGGTTCATTTCTTCGGCTCCCCTGTCCAATTGATCGAATCCAAGTCGTCGTTGAAATCACCTTCCACCGGCGGCAACTTCGACAGATCCACCCTCCCGCGCCTCCCTGCGCGAGGGGCTTGTTGAGATTCCGTGACCTTTGCGCCGAACATCGCACGCATGGCCTCGACGGTTGGCTCTGTCACGGTCCCTGCGACAGAAGCCGAAAGCTCTTTGCTGCTGTAATGCCCTGGCCCGTTGCGAAACGTCTTGCCCGTGTCGCGATGCCGGTACTCGACGTACCCCTCGCCACCGTCAATCGCCTCGCCAAACGGCACCAGCGCCGGGATGAAGATGTGCCGGTCACAGCCGGCTCGTTGCTCTGTACCCGTGATGCGCTTGTTGTGCGAACCACAGTGCCACGCGCCAGTCTCAACAGGTGAGGCATGACAACAGGTACGGCAGTTGGCCTCAGCCACCCTCTGCTCGTGGCAGACGCGGTACATGTCGCAGTTCTTGCACTGCCAATGCGCTGGATCTTCCGACAGTTTCTGCGGAGGCTCCGTCGCTTCGATAATCTTCGTTGCCCGCTCAGACAACTGATCAAACCGATCCTTGTCGAAGTGGACCCACTCGGTATACACCTCGTCGGTCTCCTTGCACACGGCGTAATACATCGCCCGCTCGAGATTGAGCAGTCCCATGTAGACCTGCATCTGCGCGTAGTGCCGCGGCTTGCTGACCTTGACGCCTTTGTCCTTCAGATCCTTGAACGACTTGCTGTTGTGGGTCTTGCATTCCAGCACCGCCCACGTCTTCGGCGCCTCGGGGAAGTTACGGCCAACACCGTCGACCGAACCCCCGAAGTGGCCCGAAGCGTCGCGACAGTCGATCTGCTTACCGTCTTCATCGGTATGCAGAACGATGCCAATGCCGCGCAGCTCTTCGTAGATCCTCGCCTCTTCACGCTTGCCCGTATCGAACAACCTGAGCATCCGCCCGTTGAACTGCGTCTTCGCAGCCCAGCGAAACGTCAGCCACAGGTATCGGTCACACTCGTGACCAATCAACGATGCGCCAAGATGCTCACGGAACTCTTGCGGCTTGCTGGCCCAATGTTCCACCACCTTCTGCGCAGTCGTGTGCTGCGATACAGGCAACTCGGCCATTACTTGCTCCAGGCCCGACGCGGGGCTGCCGCTGCCTGAGCCGGCGCTGGGGCCGACACCTTCGCCGCCATGTAGCCCATAAGGCGATTGCGGCTCGGGTCTTTACGGTCGATGTCAACCTGCACAAGGAACGGGATGTCGTGCAGCTGCTCGGTATCGGACAACTTCTGCACACCCACCGCGGCACACAACTCGGCCAGGCGGCTGCGGGCAATGTCCTCGGCCGTCTTGTTCGGGTTGCTGACGTTGAGTCGTTCCCACAGGCGACGACCGGAATTCACGCCGTCGGTCACCTGCAGCACCAACTCGATGTACTCGCCCGTGCCGGCCTGTGTTCGCTTCAGCGCCGAGTCGACGATGATGCACTGATACATGCCACGCTCGAGAGGCTCGTAACTCTTCTGCGCTGGCGCAATTCCGGTGGGGTCAAAATTAAACTGAGGCATTATTATTACTCCTAGGGTTTACTTGATTGCATCGACGAAGGCTTCCCACGACAACGGAATCGTCTCAGGAAGGTTGTATCTGTTCTTGGCCATGTAAGCTGGACGTTCGGTCGTGTGCAGCAGCCTCTCGCCAGTGCTGATGCCGCGGTTGTTGGTCTTGTTGAAGCCGACGTCGTCCTTCTTCACGATGACCTTGTAGTTGGCGAAGAACACAGCATCGCACCACTCGCGAATCAGCGCGTTGCTTCGCTCCTGCAACTTCGGCTGATACCGGTCGAACGGTTCCACTTCGGGCGAATCGAAACGCTTGATCGTGGTATGCGCAATGAGAATGACCGACATGCCCTTGTCATTACGCAACGCGTTAAAGCCATCCAGAATCTCGCGCCACTTGTCGGCTGCAATGACAGCCCCCTTTCCGTATGCGAGTTCCTTGGCTTCATACTTGCTTTCGATGTCACGCCAGATCAGCGTCTCGAGCCAGTCGAGCGAGTCCAACGCGACAGAGCGGTACTTGTGGTCAGACTCGACCAACGTGCCGATGGCGTTGACGACGTCCTTGAACTCCTTGGCCAGCGGGAAGTGATCCACTGCCAGGGAACCAAGGCCGTCCTCGGTCAGAATGAAAATCGGGTCCGGTGAACCCGCGGCAAACGTCGACTTGCCGATGCCTTCCACGCCATAAATCATCACGCGTGGTGCCGCCAACGCCTCGTTGCGTCGGATGGATTTCAGATCAAATGCCATTGTTGTTTTCCTCGATGGTGATGTAGGTCTTCGCCGGCTTCATGGTGATGGCCGGGGCAATCTGTCGCCACAAGTCCGGCCGGTCGAGACGGATGGCCCGCAGCAGCGATTCATCCGCCTCCACCTTCGTCTTCACCGGCTTCTCGGGCCACGCCGCGGTACGACGCAGAAGGTCATCAATGTCGGCTTTGTAGGTAAACCTGCCCTGCGTCTTCACGCGCCAGCCATTCGGCAACTGCGTCGTCATCGAGCCTTCCTCTTTGCTGGGAATTTGCTCGAGCAACATCCGCTCGACCTCAAGGCGTTTGCTGGCGGCGTCGTTTTCTTCTTTCTTGTATTGCAGCCACAAGGCTGCTAGTTCGTTCGTCGTTTTCATCGTTGGCTCCGTGGTGGGGAACTGGTTTGGTGTGCAGCGACACTAGCGGCATGTACAGAAAAGCGCAACACCCATGCGACAGAAAACGCCCCCTTATTGGGGGCGTGTCCACAGAATGGACGAGGCAGACTCGACGGCCTGGTTTTCCAGCGTTGACATTTGCATAACGGATAGTGCATGGTGGTCGCGCATTTGGCAACACCGGAAGTTGAGTTCGTATGACCGATAATAAAAACCTAGATCCCGCCTACTCCATAGCGATGAAATTTGGCGGCTTTCGCCCCCTGGCGCGAATCCTCGGAATAAGTCCCAGCGCGGTGCTGCGATGGAGCCTGCCCGCAGACAAACGCGGTAGCGGTGGCGCCATCCCGCAGCGGCACTGGCAGTCGATCATCCACCACGCAAAACTCAACAAACTCAAAGTTTCCCTGCACGACCTCTCGAACATTCGGTAACCGGGGGTCGTCATGCTTAACAGTGAACTGCTTAAAGCGGTTGCGGGATCTTTGTCTGACGCGCAGTACCTGTGGGTTGCGAGTTTCCGTGCTGACCCCAACGCGGCGCCAGTCAGTGCGTGGGCTGGGCGTATGTATCGCGGCAGTATTGCGCAGGCCGATCTCATCGACAGCGCGGTGCTGGATAACACTTTCTATTGCACCGCAGTGCTGCAGGCCGATGACGAGGCAAACTTTCGCCGAGGCAAAAAACATTTCGTTCGTCTATCCGTACTTGTCGCAGACGATGCTGACCCATCAAACCTGAATGGAGATGTGACGTATGTCTTAGAAACGTCACCCGGAAAGCATCAACTTGGAATTTTTCTAGACGAGAACGATACAGACTGCGCCGACCTTGCCCTTGTCGACGCTGTCATGCAGGCGATGGCCGAGGCGGCACTGATCAAGGCCGACAAGTCGGGTAATAACGCAGTGCGTTATGTGCGTCTGCCCGTGGGCCACAACACCAAGGCCCGTGACACGGGGCCGTGGCAGGTGCAGATCAAAGAGTGGAACAGTAAAGTTGTCTACTCGCTCGAGGATGCAGTGGCCGTCTTTGGCTTAGACCTCGATGCCATCAAAGAAAACATGTCGCGTGTGGCGCAACAGGCTACAAAGCAGCCAGTTGGCCCAGGCACCGATTGGGCTTCACTCTATACGTTGCTGTCGGCCGACAATTACACCGAACGGGCATATCACGACGGTTTGCTCAGACTTTCGAGCAAAATGGTGTCATCGGGAATGTCCGGCGGCGCCGTGGTCGAATCCCTGCGCGGGTTGATGCTGGCCATCCGCCCAGAAGGCGGGGAGCAGCTGGCGCGGTGGGAATCACGCTTTCACGAAATCCCGCGCATGGTGGCAGGCGCCGAGCGGTTCAGATCCGCACCGGTCGAGATTGCCCTCAATGAGCGGGACAACGGCCTGCTCTTGTCGCTTGATACGCTGCGCGATGCGACGCGTAACATCCGCTGGCTCGTCAAGTCGCTGATCCCAGCCGACAGCATGGGCATGCTCTTCGGAGCATCCGGCACCTTCAAGTCGTTCGTGGCCCTCGATTTGTCTCTGACCGTAGCCCACGGCCTCAAGTGGTGCGGCAGGAAAACCGGGCAGGGCAGCGTCGTGTACGTCGCCGCGGAAGGCGGCGCCGGGATCTACCGCCGCGTGTGGGCGTGGCACCAGGCCCACAAGA